GTGATTAAAGGTTTGTTAGTATGAAATTTAAGAAAATAATAAGACAGAGAATTGAGTTGCTATAAAAAGCAATCTACCCAGTAATCCAATTGAACGTCAGACAATTAAGAAGTTAAGTAATAAACGATACGTGACGTTAAGTAACATTGTTAATGGCGTTGATAAGTTAGTAGAAGAAGCAGACGAAGATACACTTGATATGATTAATAAACGATACTGGGAGTGTCCAATTGGTTGTTATGAGTGGGAAGATATAGCAGATTACTTTGGAACAAGCAAGTCAAGTATATTAAGACGACGCAACGCAATGATTAATAAGTTAGCAGAATTAATCGGTTATGTGTAAATGGACTTGAGAGGCATATAAGTTCGCTTCAAAAGGCGCTATCATGATAGTGTAAGTTATTAAACGACTTACCTCATGTAAACCTTTCTATTTTTATTCCTTTCAAATGATCGAACATAATTTTTCTCCTATGAACCTATCCGATAGAAAAGTCGGGTAGGTTTTTGTATGCTGATATGACATTTAAAACGTGTGATATGAGTGTATAAAAACTTTAACTAATTTTGACATTGGAGGTGATTTTATTGCTTACTTCAAAACAAACCAAAGCTATAGCTTTAATGGTTGAAAACAATTTAAATCAGAATGAAATAGCTAGAGAGTTAAAAGTAGCTAGACAAACCGTAGCAAATTGGAGAAAAAATGCAGAGTTCCAAGAAGAATTGCTTAATGCTGAACGTAATCTACTAAAAGGATTGACGGGTAAAGCGATTAAGACAATGGAAAATTTACTGACTGCTAAAAGTGAGTTAGTCAGATACAACGCAGCAAGTGACATCTTAGACAGAACAGGACATAAACCTACTGATAAAGTTGAGGCAGAAGTAATCACTCCAACTTTCATAAATGATGTGCCAGCCAATGACTGATAAAAAATTAAGTATTACAAAAACAATCGGTAGCGGGTATAACGAGTTCTGGCACAACAAAAACTTTTATCGAGTAGTGAAAGGTAGTCGTGGGAGCAAGAAATCTAAGACAACTGCACTAAACTTTATATACAGATTAATGGAGTATGAATGGGCTAACTTGCTTGTAGTCAGACGTTTTAGTAATACTAACAAACAATCGACATATACAGATTTGCGTTGGGCTACAAATAGACTGGGAGTCAAACACTTATTTAAATTCAATGATAGTTTACCGGAGATAACGTATAAACCCACTGGCCAAAAGATATTATTTAGAGGTCTTGATGACCCTTTGAAAATAACATCTATCACAGTAGAAAAAGGTATCTTGTGTTGGGCTTGGTTTGAGGAATCTTATCAGATAGAAACTTTTGATAAATTCAGCACAGTTGTTGAATCGATTCGTGGTAGTGTCGACGACCCAGATTTCTTTAAACAAATCACGATAACATTTAACCCTTGGAGCGAGAGACATTGGCTTAAACCTACATTCTTTGACGAAGATACTAAGCTGAACAATACATTTTCATACACTACAACTTATCGAGTAAATGAATGGCTTGATGAGGTCGATATTGCGCGTTATGAGGACTTGTATAGAACAAACCCTAGACGTGCAAGAATTGTTTGTGATGGAGATTGGGGAGTAGCAGAAGGATTAGTATTTGAGAATTTCGAGGTTAAGGAGTTTGACTGGGTTAAGAAATTGAAAGAAAAGCAAGTTGTGGCTCATGGCAGTGACTTTGGTTTCACTCAAGATCCTACAACACTTGTTAGTACTATTGTAGATACACAGAACAAAGAATTGTGGATATACGACGAACATTATCAAAGAGGCATGCTTACCGACGAGATATATCAAATGTATATAGATAAAGGATTGAAAAATGCCGAAATAGTAGCTGATAGTGCAGAAAAACGTTTGATTACCGAAATCAAGCGTAAAGGTATTTCAAATATTAAACCATCTGTAAAAGGTCAAGGATCTATTATGCAAGGTGTTCAATTTATACAAGGATTTAAAATATACGTACATCCATCTTGTGAACATACGATAGAAGAACTAAACACTTATACATTTGATCAAGACAAAGACGGCAATTGGTTAAACAAGCCTATAGATGAAAATAACCACATACTCGATGCCTTACGTTATAGTTTAGAGAAATTCCACTTCCCTAGAAATAACAAAACAAACGTCAATATTAAGAAAAATATTAGCCGCGCTAAAGCTATGGGCTTATAAGGAGGTAACACATGGCACACGTAAACAACTTCGAAAGAGATATTGAACGTCGTCAAATGCGTGATGAGATATACCGACGTGACGCAGTTGAAACTTACAAATATGATGGAACTACACAAGACTTGTTAGATAATCCTAACGATATTAGTGATTTCATTCGTCATCATTTAGAGGCGCAAGTTCCAAGGCTACAAATGTTAGATGATTATTATCAAGGTTTAAATTTCAATATCATGCGAAACAAAAGGCGTAGAGAAAAGCACTTAGCAGATAATAGAGCTGCTCATGACTTTGCTTCTTACATTACAGACTTTATTAATGGTTATTGCTTTGGTCATGCCATACAAGTACAATCCGAAGGCAGTATGACACAAGATAAAATAGATCAGTTGCATGCAATAAACGACATTGATAGTCACAATCGTTCACTGGGGTTAGATTTATCTATATTCGGTCGTGCTTATGAATACATCATACGTAATCAACAAGATGAAGTTAGAATTTATAAATCAGACCCACGCAATACATTTGTTATATACGATACTACCATTGAGAAAAATAGTATTATGGCTGTTAGATATTGGAAAGTATCGACAGAAGATAGTGTCGAGATGACTGAGGCAGAAAGCAATATCTACTATGTCGATGTCATTACTGATAATGCAACATATTTCTTTGTGGCAAACAGTGTTACTAACTTAGAGTTATCAGAGCGTAAACCTCCTGAAGCTCATTCGTTTGGCAAAGTAACGATTACAGAGTTTAGCAATAATGAAAAGCGACGTGGAGACTTTGAGAAGGTTATTCCCCTTATTGACTTATATGATGAAGCGCAATCAGATACAGCTAACTATATGAGTGATTTAAACGATGCAATGTTGTTAATTAAAGGTAACGTTGATTTAAACGAAGAGGTAGCAACTTTACAGAAAGAAGCGAATGTGTTCCATCTAGCACCTCCTGAATATGCAACGGTAGATGATAAAGTAACAGAAGGTAATGTAGACGCTCAATATATCTACAAACAATATGATGTAAGTGGTGTTGAATCATATAAAACAAGAATTGCTAAAGATATTCATACACTTACTAACACACCAGATATGACTGATGAAAACTTTGGAGGTCAACAATCTGGAGAAGCCATGAAATATAAGCTATTTGGTTTAGAACAACGTACAGCGATTAAAGAAGGTCTATTTCGAAAAGGCTTAGTTAGACGTTACAAGTTAGTTGGAGAAATTATGAGTATCAATAGAGAAATAGATAAGGACAACCTTAGAGACTTGATATTCACATTCACAAGAAACTTGCCTAAGTCACTGACAGAAGAAATGCAAATGTACATCAATTCTGGTGGAGAAATCAGTCAGAGAACATTAATGTCTCTGGTTTCTTTCATAGACAATCCTAAAGATGAAGTTGAACGTATCAGAAAAGAACAAGAAGAAAAGATAAAACATTCTGATGAGTTGATGTTCAATGATCTAACTGATAGTCAACCATCGGATGAAGATGACGAAACACCTGGCAATAAGGGGTGATAATACATGACTTATTGGGACGATAGAGCGAAAGAAATCATCAAAGATGAAACACTAAGTGATAAAGAAATGTCGCTCGAAATAGAACGTATTATCAACAACATGATTAATGATATTGAGAATGAGATATCTAAGTTCTACGCTCGATATGCAGACAGCGAAGGCATTAGTATTTCAGAAGCTAAAAAGAAAATTGATAACTTCGATGTTCAATCTTTCGCTAATAAAGCTAGAAAATATGTACAAGATAACGACTTTAGTGAAAGAGCAAATAGAGAACTAAAAAGATATAATACTGCGATGTACGTAAACAGGGAAAAGCTACTAAAAGCGCAGCTAGGATTAATCGTAACGTATTCATATGCACAGATAGAGCAATCAATGTACAACTATATGGAAAGTGCTTATTATCGCTCGTTAAAACAACAGGCAGGCATATTAGGTGAAACGTTACATGTATCATTAAACGATGTTAAAACGATCGTTACTGCACCTTTTCAAAACTCTAATTGGTCACGTCGTTTATGGCGTGATATGAAAGTTGTTCGTGCTCATGTTGAAAAGGCTACAAGCCAAGTATTGTTAAGAGGACGACACCCTTATGAGTTTGTGAAAGAGTTCAGAAAAGAAACAGGTAATAGTACGTATGAGATAAGACGTTTACTCATAACAGAAACTGCTAGAGTGCAAACGTTAGCTGCAAAGCGTCATATGTTAGAACAACATGGACCTGATGCAGAATATGAATATCACGCTAAGATTGATGGTAAGACAACGAAAACCTGTAGGCACTTAAACAATAAAGTATTTAAAGTCAAAGATATGAAACCAGGTGTGAACGCTCCGCCTATGCATCCTTTTTGTCGGAGTGCTGTAGCGCCACACATCAATCCTAATTGGAGAGATGAATTCTTTGAAGAACGCAAAGGAAGATATTTTGGAGGCGTTGTTAAATAATTAAAAGGAGGTGTTGTAAATGCCAGATGATAATAATCTTACAAATACACCGCCAGTTACTAATGAAGGTGTAGCAGAAGAAATTGTTGATAATTCCGTAGGGGATTATGAAGATGCTGATTGGGAAGAAGAAGAAGTGCTAGACACTGATTTCAGTGATGAAGAAGATGGGATGTATGAAGATGATTTCATGGAAAATGACGACGAATTTGAAGAAGATGAAAACTGGGAAGAAGAGTACGACTTTTCTGATGACTTTGATCAAGAGGATATAGAATTCCTAGAGGGGCTAGGCGGTCCTGAAGATGCATTAGAAGATGAGTACGAAGAAGATTACGAAACAGAGGAAGGCCTATATGACGTCACTGAACTTGATGGTGATACAATCGATGAGTATGACAAGTATGACGAAAGTTACTTACAAGACAGGCTAGATGATGTTTACGATGAATATAATCAAATCTTCAACAAAGAGCCTTCAGATATCATCAAAGATAGTATGACGACACAAGAAAAAATAGACAAAATTGTTGATGCAATTCAAGAGGGTGGTAGCGGTGTATAACGAACGTATTGCTGCAGCCCTTGAAGGCATTCAACATGAATTGAAACGATTGAATGACTCAAACCCTAGTAACCGAGCACAAGCGAAACAGAAAGAACCTGAGAAGAAAGAGTTTAAACCTAAAAATTTTATTTAGAGGGTGTTAGCTGAAATGGCTATAGAAGTATACGAATTAAAGACAGTAAGTTCATATCCAGGTTACGAAACAGTTAAAAGTTATAGATTAAGTGAAGGTAGTAGAGAACATCTAGATTTATTATCTAGAAACAAAAGAGATATACCAGTGATTCAAAAAACTAATGTTACTACTGATGAATATGGATTTTCATATTTAAAATAATATTTTGACCTAAGCAAGTCATTAAACTGCTAATAACATAATCAACTGGATTAATACAATGTAATAAACATAAACATCAGCACACTTTATTGGGCTTAACCGCACTATAATGGGTGCTTTTTTTATGCGTAAAATCATTCGTGTTAAGACTGTTTGAAAGGACGATATAAATGAATGAAATTAAACGATTAAAGCTAAATTTACAGCATTTCGCTGAAGATAATCCAAATGATCCTGAAGGAAAAGATAAACAAAGTGGAAATGACCAAGGCGATGATGACAAAAAATTTTTTGAATTAACTCAAAGTGAGTTAGATAGTCAAAAACACAAGGCTGTAAATAAAGCATTAGCAAATCAAGAGAAAAAATTCGAACAAAGGTTAAAAGAAGCTGTTGAAAATGCACGTTCTGAAGCTGAAAGCTACGCTAAGTTAACTGAAAAAGAGAAGAAAGACAAAGAAATTGAGAAACGCGAACAAGCCTTAGCTGAAAAGGAAAAAGAATTTAAATTGCGTGAACTCAAAGCTGATGTAGAAAGTGACTTAAAAGAAAAAGGTCTACCTACTTCGTTTGCACAGTCTTTAATTCATTTGGAAGATAACGAACAAATTAATGATGTCGTTAATTCGATTAAAGAAGATTTCGACAAAGCTGTACAAGAACAAGTTAAAGAAGCTACACGTCAATCAACACCTTACGGACAAGGTAGTGACGTATCTTCTAAAAAAGAAACATCTAAAAGTTTTGCTGATTTAGCAAAAGAAAACAGAATTATTAAATAAACGGAGGCGTTATAAATGGCAGATGTAAAACCACAAACATTTAATCCAGATCATGTAATGATGCACGAACACAAGGAAGGCGAATTATTAAACGATTTTAACGAACCTATCCTTTTAGACGTATTACAAAACTCAAAGATTATGCAATTAGGCCAATACCAAGATATGGGTGGTAAATCAGAGAAAAAGTTCACTTATTGGGCAGATAAACCAGGTGCTTACTGGGTAGGAGAAGGTCAAAAAATTCAAACTTCTAAACCTAGCTTACTTGAAGCATCAATGCGTTCACACAAAATAGCTGTAATTGTTTTAGCGTCACGTGAATACTTAAACTACACTTATTCTCGTTTCTTTGAAGCAATGAAACCTCAAATTGCTGAACAATTCTACAAAAAATTTGATGAAGCCGGTTTATTAAACATTGATAACCCGTTCAAACAATCTGTTGAACAATCAGCTGTTTCTTCTAAAAATGTTGTGAATGGCGATATTAACTTAGATAACGTATTAGCATTAGAGGACGCTTTATTGGAACACGATGTTGAACCTAACGCTTTCTTATCTAAAACTCAAAACCGTACTGCGTTACGTGGAGTTCGCGATAAAGATACTAAAGAAAGCTACTATGACCGTGCAAGCAACACTTTAGATGGATTACCTGTAGTTGACCTTAAATCAGACAACTTCAAAAAAGGCGACTTATACGCTGGAGATTTCAACAAAGTATTCTACGGCATCCCTTACAACTTGTCTTATAAAATTTCAGAAGATGGTCAATTATCAACTGTTCAAAATGCTGATGGTTCTCCAGTCAACCTATTCGAGCAAGAATTGATTGCATTACGTGTAACTATGGACGTTGCGTTCCATATTGCAGACGACAAAGCGTTTGCTAAGTTGACTGCTAGCAGTGCTTCAAGTGGAAATACAGAAACAGTTTAATTAATCGAGGAGGTCTAACTTATGGCTTATTCTTATAAAGTTGTACGCGACTTCATTAATAAAGAAGATCAGAAAGAATATAAAGTAGGAGACGAATTCCCTACTGATATTACTTCTAAGCGTATTGATGAATTATTTCATAAGCAAAACGTATATAACAAGCACTACATCGCTTTAGATGTAGATGCTAAAGCAACAAAAGCTGAATTGTTGGAAATAGCTGAAAAACATAATGTAGATGTATCAAAAGACGATACGAAAGCGGTAATTCTTAAAGCATTGGAGGGATAACATGGCAGTATTAGAAAATGTCAAAAAGTTACTCTCTATCAATGATGATAAGCAAGATGAACTACTCGAAATAATCATAAGTAACACTGAAAAGCGTTTGATTAGCTTACTTCCAGTAGATATTGAACAAGTTCCAGATAGATTGGAATACATTGTCGAAGAAGTGGCAGTCAAGCGCTTTAATCGTGTTGGCGCTGAAGGTATGACACAAGAAAGTGTTGATGGTCGTTCAAATACATTCCAAAACAATGATTTTGACGAATATTTGGATGTCATTAACGCTTTGTTTCCTAAAAATACAAGTAAACGTGGCAGAGGTGTATTCTATTGAGATACAATAAGCGCGTTTCATTTTCTAAGGAGACAAAAGGCAGTTACAACCCTAAAACAAGTAAGTACGATGTTAAGGAGAAAGTTTTTGATATAGTCCCTTGTAACATTTCTCCTTTGTCCCCACAACGTACAAGCCTAGAATATGGAGACGTAACAAAGCAAATCAATGTCATTCGTTTAAATGGTCATTTTGAGCCACAAGTTACACATGCTTATATCAAAGGTGTAAAACACATTATCACTAAACGTATCGATTATGAACATGACACTGTATTCTACGTTGAGGAGGTTAGTTGATGGCTAATGATATTGATGCTCTAATCAGCAGACTAGAGTACATGCACGACAACATCGATGACGATGTAGATGAAGTTCTAAAAAAAAACGCTGGAGAATTTGCTAAAGATACTGTTGTAAGTGCTAAGTCAGTTATGAACAAAGGTTACTGGACAGGAAATTTAGCGCGTATGATTAGAGATACTAAAGAAGGCAACATGAAATATGCTGTGACCTCTAACGCTGGCTATAGTGGATTTTTAGAATACGGTACACGCTACATGGCTCCTGAAACGTTTATGTTCCCTGTTTATGAAAGATATACAAGACAAGTCAGAGAGGACCTCGAGAGATTAATAAACGGTTAGGAGGCGCGCTATGAAACAATCAGCTAAACTTCAACTATTCAACTACTTATATGAAAAATTTAGTGAAATTGGCGTCCCTGTAATTGAAACTAAAGAACTTAACCAAGAGCTTGAATATCCTTTTATTGCTATTCAAACAACCATAGATAGCATGAACGTGTTAACTTTTGACAGTTTTGGAGGTAATCCTACCGCCATCGTTCATCTGTGGGGGTTGGACATTGATAAAAGTGCTAATGACAATTTGCTGATGCAAGTTCAAAACATTATGTTAGATGATATCGAGCTTGAAGGTTTCAGTTTATTCAATCCGCAGTTAGACATCAATGAATCTATTGAAATTGAAGATAATCAAGCATTATCGCATGTAACTATAAATATCGAGTATACAAGTCATTAAAGGACTTGTATTTTTTATATACTTTTTAGGAGGGTAAAACCTATGGCAATTAAACAAGGTACTGATGAATTAGTCTTAATCCGTAAAGCCGGAGACCGTAAAGATGCAGATAAAGTAATGTGGGTAACAGAATTAGAACGTGAAACTGAAAAAGACAGAGATACAGAAGCTACTGTAGATGGTCCTGTTAACTCTGGAGGTACATTAGAGTCAACAGTTACGATTAACTGCTACATGAACCAAGATGACACGTTATGTGATGAAATTGAAGATGCTACCGAAGAAGATACCCCTTATGAATTATGGGTTATCAACAAAAAAGTTAAAAACAAAGATGGAAAATATAAAGCAGAATATCGTCAAGGATACTGGAATAGTATTGACCGTACTAACGACGCTGAAGATATCGCAGAATTTGAAACAGAATTTGGCGTATACCTTAAAAAAGTTCGTGGTTGGGCAACATTACCAGAACAAATCGAGAAAAACAAAGCTGCTTATGGCTTCCACGATAC